AGGTTCTGGTTTTCGCGGTTTCGCTTTTCCAGCGCGGCACGTGCGCGCGCCGGGTCGAACGGCTCGGTGTCGGTGTCGGCCGGCTCCTGGCCGGGGTCAACCTGGTCGTCGTCTGCCATCAGTTGTCGCCTCCAGGGCGGATTGGTGCGCCTCCCGGGCGCATGAAAAAACCCCGCCACCGGGACGGGGTTGGCCGGAATAGGTCCGGTTGCTTATGCGGGCTGTTTGAACGCCCATTCGGGGAAGGTCTCGCCCGCCTTGGCGAGCCAGCGGATGCCGTGGTCGCCCTCGACCGGCTGGCGGTGGTCGGCGCCGTTGTTGTAGACGACGTCGGGGATGCCGCCATCTTCGGCGGGGAACGCCGCGCAGAACGGGCCGCCTTCGCCGAACTGGTCGCCGGTCTTCTCCCACGGGGAACGCATCCGTGCGCACGTGTCGCATTGGGAGCGGGGGCCTGTGGTCATGACGTAATCGTCTCACTTAACCTGTTCGAGACGGGGCGCTAGAGGCGGCGAGCCGCGCATTCTCAGCCGCCAGCCGTCCGGCTAGATCTGCCGGGGCGTAGCCGGGCACTGCATCTGCCGATTCCGACCATTGGCCGTGGGCGGCAAGGACCGCCAGCGGGGCGATGAGGACGTCACCGTCTGGACGTAAGATCGCGCCCGCCAGATGATCGGCGATAAGCACCGTATCGCCCGCTCGCGCGACGACCATCATGACGTCCACACTAGCGGCGAAGCACCCGCCACGGGATTCCCGCCCGCCGCAAGGCCGCCTGGGTGTTTGTGGACGGGGTTTCAGGGAACACAACTTCGGCGATGTCTGACGTGAGCACCCCGCCATGTACTTGGGCCTCGATATAGCTGTGGTCGAGGAACTGCGCCGACTTGTAGCGGTCCAGGTCCAGCGTAGCCCCAGCCGATTCCCATGAAATGTCGCTCATTGGCGTGGGCCGGATCAGATCGAATTGGTCCAGGCTGTCGGCGAACGAGACGCTCGTCCTGGCCCGCACCTCGTCCTTGAGGACGATCTGAATACGGCCGTAATAGCTGAGCAACTCCCCTTCGGCTGCTGGCGTGATGCCATTTGGGCTGATGTAGCCGTAGATGGGCCGCAGCTTGGGGTCCAGGTCGGTGGCATAGCCCCAGATCGCCTCTTCGGCCTGCTCCCGGGCTCCGCTTGCGGCGCTCATGCCCTTAGCGCGCGTAACGCCCTTCTCATACGAAGTCCTGAACCGGCCGTCTGCCAGGAGGTTTTGCAGGGCGGCCTCGTCGTTGATCCGTACCGCGATCGGCTTTCCTTCGACCACGTTCCTTAGACCTTCAGAGAAGTCCTTTTTGAACTGGCGCAGATCTTTGACACCAATCCGCTGGGCCCTTTCGGCAAAGTACTTCTTGACATTGACTTCTTGGTTCAACCGCCGGTAGAGGTTCGGGTGATCGATGGCGATGTTGCGCAGCCATTGCGTATCCTCGGCCGTGAGTTTGCCGGTCAGGCCGACCATGTTTCTGAGCATGCTCGCATCCAGTTCGGTGCCCAATGCGGAACCGCGGCCCAGGTAGGTGAACTCGCGCTCGATCAGCCTGCGCATCCGCGACACATCCGCAGCGGATATTTCCGCAGGGATCTCATACGTGGGTACGGCTCCGGAGCCGCCGCCGCTGACCGTCTTGGCCTTTTGCGCGGCCGCGATCTCCTGCGCGGTGGCCTTCTCCGCCTTCGCACCTGACTTGACCCCGCTACCACCCAACCGTTCGAGCAGCTGCGGCTTGGTGAGCTTGCTGTAGCCAGTGACGCCGCGTTCCTTCGCCAGCGCGCGCAACTCGGTGACTTTCAGCTTCGACAGGTCGCCTGGCTTGGCCACGACCGGCGGCTTGACCACCGGTTTGGCCTCGCCGCCCAGCCGCTCCAGCAGCTGGGGCTTGGTCAGCTTCGAATAGCCGGACAGCCCTCGCTCCTTGGCCAGGGCACGCAGCTCGGTTACCTTCATGGCCGACAGCGGCGCCGGCTCGCTCGCCGCCGGGACGCCGGTGCGGAAGATCCGGAAGTAGTCGACGCCGGTCGCGCGCCTACCGGAGCGATATTCGGCCTCAAGCAGGTCGAAGACCTCGCGCGAGAGCGCCGACGCCTTCTCGCCGTTCATCATCGCGTCGGCGAACGCCTCCGCGACCAGCTCGTGACGGTTCTTCAGCGCGTAGCCGGAGATCTGGGTCTCGATGAGGCCCTTCACGCCGCCGTCGTCGAAGATCTCCTCTCCCGCGGCGCGGCGGGCGGCGATCAGCGCGTCCCGCTCGGCAGCGCGGCGCACCAGCAACTTGTCCAGGTCGTCGCGGATGGCGGCGCCCAGGGTGCGCAGGTCCAGCGCGTGGCCGAATTCGTGGATGGCGATCGCTGTCGGGTGGCCGGTGCCGCGCGGGTGCCATGAGCTGGGGAAGTATCCGTGGACCTGCTCATCCCAGCCGGAAACGTCCTCGGACAGACTCTTGAGGTATTTGGCCCGGTCGGCGGCACCGGCCCACGCGTAGTTGAAGCGAATCGTGTCGACGTCGGCGTGGGCGTACGCCGAGCCTTCGCTGGCCTTGAATGGGGTCGTGCTCACATACCGCAGATGCACGTCGGGGAAGCGCTCCAGCCCGCGCAGGATGCCCTCCGCGTGCTCGCGCGCCGTCTGCAGCGAGCCGGTGAAGTTGCCCGGGATCTCATGGCCGGTGATCCGCTTCGTCTCGGCGCGGAAGGCGTCCGAAAGCTGTGCTGTGCCCCTGGCGGCCAGCAGCTGCGGGCGGATGGTAACGCCCGGCGCCGCCTGCGGGACGCCGCCCACACTGGGGCCCGGTTCCGCCGCCGCCAGGCCGAAGCGCTGCTTGGCTTGCGGTGTGGCCCGCTGCTCCCAGTGATGCCGCCACGCGCTCACCGCGTCCTTGTTGGACTTGCCCGCGGTCACCCGCTGCCATTGGCGTTGCAGCAGACGCACCTGCGGCGGCTCCACCTCGTGGCGGTAGAGCGGCACCGCGAAACAGTGGCAATGCGGGTGGTAGGGCTCGCCGAGCGACTGTGAGCCGCGCGCGTGGATGCCCTTGGCGCGTTTGGGACGCAGTGCCGCCGACGGATCGGTGCCGCGCCCGACCACCTGCATCGCCGAGGCCTGTGACACGTAGACCGAGCCGCGGGAGGCGAGCATCGCGCAGAACCCGCAGGCTCGGCCCGACAGTTGCCGCCGCCAGCCGATGACGCCGCTGCCGGAGCGCAACGCCGTGTTGTGGATGACATCCCGGTCGCCGTTGCGCACCATCTCGTCGGCCAGGCCGCCCATCTGGGTCGCCATCGAGCGCAGGGCTTCCTCTTCGTCGCGGCCCGCGCTGATCGCCGTCTTGAACGCGACCGGGCCGTTGATGTTCAGCCGCGCCTTCAGCGCGGCCGTGTCCAGTGAGCCCGGTACCGGGTGCACGGTCACGCCGTTCAGCGCCCCGTGCTGCGGCAGGTAGCCCATCGCCGAACGCCGGTTGAGCGCATAGCCGGCCTGGATGCGGGCCGTCAGCGCGTCGATCGCGGCGTAGAACCACGTGGACACCGACAGCGGGTCGGCGCCCATGGCGATGTTGACAACGCCGGAGGTGACCCCGCCCGCGGTGGCGGCGACGTCTTTCTGATGCGCGATCGCCAGGCGGTCTGACAAGGTGAGGACAGCCACCGTGGGCTGCCCCTCATCTACCAGCGGGGGCCGGCGCGGAACCGTTACCCGCGTTGCCGTTACCCGCGTTGCCGCCTTGCATCATTTTCTCAGGCGACGGCGGCGCGGGCTGGCCGGGGACCTGCCCGTTAGTGCCGGTAACAGCCAAGCCATCCTCGGCGTCTGCGAGCTTCTCCCACCGTTGCACGTCGGTGTCGGTGACGCCCGGTATCTTGTCCCACAGCGCCCGCGGCGGGATCGCCAGCATCTGCGCCATCTTCCCCAGGGCGTCGGCGACCTGGGCCAGCGAACGGGATTCGGTGTCGCGCCACACCACCTGGGCCTTGGTGTCCTCCCAGCCGGACTGATCGCCGGCCGCCAAGGATGCGAGCCGCAACATCTGCTCGTTGGATTCGCCGAATGAAGTCTTTTGCTCGCCGGTCTTGCGTTGCTGCGCCGCCTCCAGCGCCGCCAGCGCCTCAGCCGACAGGTTGGACACGCCGTCGGAGACGAGCAGCGCGTGCGGGGCGAGCTGAGCCTTCGCGGAGATGATCCGCAACGTCGACTGACGCGAGGCCAGATAGCCGTCCAGGTTGCTCTCGCCGAACTCGCCGAAATGCGTGTCCGGGCTCTCGGCCTGGAACACGCGGTCGACACCCGCGTTGAAAGGCTCCCGGTCGGCGCCGGACGCGTCCTGCTCGATCGTCATGCCGGTGACCCAGCGCTGCCGGAACGCCGTGAACTGCTGCGAGATCAGCAGGCCATACGTCGTATTGTCCAGCTGGTCCTGAAGTTCGATGAGCGCCTCGACCTCGGACGCGGGCCCGTTGTCCAGGTCGACCCCGGCGTTGACGAACCGCACCACGGGCGTCACGCCCAGGCCGTGCTCGCCGGATTCATCCTCGACATAGGTCATCGTTCCGGTCTTGTCGTTCGGCCTGACGAAGTAGTAGACGAACTCGTTGTCGTACAGGCGAACGCGGGTCACGTCCTTACGCGTCGCCGCGTCGTAGCCCGAGGACACACAGATCGCGTAGACGGGCCACTCGTCGCAGGTCGGGTCCTCATACACCGCGGTCAGATGCCGCGGCGAATACGGGTCGATCAGCGCCTTACCCGTGTCGCCCGCGGCCTTGAGCACCGTCGCATACGACACGCCGTAGGTCAGCGCCGAACGGTAGATCAGCGACTGGCGCTGATCCATCCGGTTGTCCTGCCACAGGCCCCAGGCCTTCGCGTTCTTGGATGAGCGCGCCGGGCGGTAGCCCTCCACAAACAAGTTCTCGGCGAACGTGGACACCACCAGCGGCATCACGTTCACCTTCGACATGTTGACCAGCTGCCGATACTCCCGCGTCGACTTGCGCGGCGAATACACCTGGCACGTCTCGCCGGTCATGTAGCCGCGGATGCGGTCCAGGCGGCGCATCTCGCGCTCGCGGACCTTCATCAGGTCGTCGAGCACCTCGCGGGCATCATCCTCGGGCAGGGGCATGGTCTCACCACCCCCTGACGCGGCCGGGCTGCTTGCCTTTGTCCTTGACGGCATCCAGGGCGCCGCTGTTGAGCACGATCCGCCGCCCCATCCGCGCACCGACCATGCACACCGCGAGGTCGACCAGCTTGTCGGAGTCGCGGCTCACCTTGCCCAGGCTTTCGCCCCACTGATTGGCGCGGCGGCGGGCCTGGTGCACATGCATGCGCAAGCCGGCGTCGCCGTCCCAGCTCAGCGTGCCGTCCTCGATGTCCTTGACGGTCTGCATCGCGGCCTCGGTGAACAGCCGGTTGCGCTCGTTGCCGCCGCGCTGCGACAGGCGCATGTCGAACAGGACCGCGTTGCCGGTCAGCGTGCCCGGGCTCGCCCAGAGCAGCACCTTGTCGCGGAAGTGGCGGTGGAACTTGTCGGCCAGCGCCATCCAGTACAGCGACTCGTCGGTGTCATCACGCGCAGGCGACGGGTCCATGCCGAACCAGACGACGCGGTAGCGCTCGTCGGTGGCCATCACCGCCGCGTCGACCTCTTCGCGCGGCACCAGCCAACCGCGGCCACGGTCCCCGCGCGGGCGCTGCCACATGCCCAGGGTGAACACGTGCCCGTCCTCCAGACGGCACCCGACAAGGCCGGTGGCGTCGCTGGACTTGGAGCAGTCCAGGAAGATCGCGATCGCGTCGCCGTCGTGCACGATGATCTCGGAACGCGCCAGGTCGTCGAAACGCCGCGGATCGATCCACGCGTCCTCGCGTGCGGCCAGGCCGTTGCCGTAGAAGCGGATCGTGTCGGCGACGCTCGTGCGCGGGTCGAGCACCTCGCCGGCCAGGCGCTCCAGGTCCGCCCACGGGGCGTCGGCGTAGGCGGCCCGCAGGAAGTCGCGCAGGCCCGCGTCGGTGTAGATGTCCAGGTATGGCGGCGCCTCGATCGAGTCGTACAGGATGTCGCTACGCCGCGTCTGACCCGACACCTGCGCCTGCCACGCCAGGAACGTGCGCTCCGCGACCGAGTCCGACCCGGGGGTGTGCGCGTTGGTGAACTCGCACAACCGCGCCTGCAGCTCCCGCGGGCTCTTGCCCACGTTGCGCCGGGCCACCTCGGCCGTGCGGTGCCCGCCCGAAGACGCCGTCATGTGATGCGACTCGTTCAGGGCGATCGCCGTCGCCGGGTCGCCCTCCGACGTCTTCTCCGACGCGGTCAGGATCTCGTGCCGGCCGCCGCCGTCCACGATCGTGCGGGTTTCGCCGCAGTCGATGCCGAAGAACTCGCGGGTACGCCGTGGCAGCATCGCATTGGCCACCCTCAGCACATCCTTGGCCTGCGATTCGGAGTTCGCCGCCACCTGCACCAGCGGCATCCGGTGGCGCTCACCCACCCAGCGGCCATCGCGATAGACCAGATGCGTCGGGCCGATCAGCTCGCCGTTGAGCCACGCCGCCGCCGCCGGGTCCTTCCCGGTGCCCTTCGCGCCGCGTTTGAGGCCCGAACGGTAGACCCAGCGACCCGTCAGTGGGTCGAACGCGTACCAGAGGATCCAAAACCGCTTCTGCCCCGTCGTGAAACGCCACGGATCCCCGGTCAGGTAGTGGATCAGCCCCGGACCGTCTGGCCCATCACCATCCGGGCCGCCCTCGGCCCATCGGATCACCTGCGGGCCGATCGACGCCACGATCAGGCGGTCCTTTTCGGCCTGAATCAGCGGATAGGGCAGCGTGCACCACGCCTGCGTGCCATACCAGGGGTCGACGAAGTAGCCCGGGGGCAGTTCGGCGTCAGAGTCCGCGGTAGTCATCCATCTGCGCCACGGGAGCCGGCACGCCCGTCACCGGGCGGCGCTCAACCTCAAGCCGCAGCCGCCTGCGGGCGCCCTCGGTGGTCATCAGCTCACCCATCGCCGCCCAGATCTTGCCGAACAGGGCCGCATTGGGCGGAAGTTCGAGCATCCGGGTCATCTCGGCCGCCGTCAGATGCGCCGCGGCCCAGTCCGAAGGCTCCATCAGCGACTTTTGGGCCGATTCGGCAAGCGATCGGTACCAGTCCTTGGCCAATTGGTGCCAGGAGTCGTCGGCGGCCGGGATGTCGACCGCGCCGGCCGCCTTGACGACCTTCGCCTCGGCCTTCTCCGCCTTTGTCAGATGACCCAGCCGTTGTGAGGTGCGCTTAGGCACGGGACCATGGGCGGCCACGGCAAACCACCTCCGGACCTTGGACTTGGGAGCTACGGCTGCCGCT